GTTTTGATTAGCTCCCACGAGAACTGGGCTAACTTCCCATACTTTTAATTCATTTAGAAATCTTGCTTCTGTGTCCATACCATCTTTAGTAAAAGTACCATTCTCACTATCAACAACTTCATATCCAAATGACCATTGTTGTAAGTCTCCCATTGCTTTGACTGTTTCAAATGCATCACGACCATCTTGAGTGTCCATGATGAACTGTCCTTTGAATTTTGCTTTTTCTCCATCTTGAACTATCTCTCCACGACCTATTGGTTTTTTCCAATCGTGAGCCCATACCATTGCAACACCAGCATCTCCATAGCCAGACTTGATTGAGTTTGGCATGACAACATCGCCATCTGAATCTATTTCATTGAATACTGAGAATACAGCTTCTACTTTACCTTCTACTTCATTAGTAGTGGTTATGTCTATTGTTTTAGACTCCCATTTTTCTCTATCCATTTTTATATCCTTCTCTCGTGATAAATTAAAGTACACCGACAGTTTATCACTTCTCT